ACTGCGGTAAACCATTTACCAAGCTGTCCTGCGACATCTTCTAGTTCTCTTCCAGTGTTGACTAGGGATTGCACGGCCTTGAAAGCGGTTGTAGCCGCCGCCAAAGCCGTTATGGGATCAATCATCTAAGGAGGGTAAAAAGTTGGGACAGCCCGAACTGCTGTGCGAAATAAGACAGACCAACGCCAATGGCGACCCACTTGATCTGACTTAAAGTTGCTTGGATAGATCTAAGCGATTGACGCATCTCATCGGATGTATCTCTTAGTTCACTTAGTTCATTTTCGTGCAGTTCGAGAGTCCACTCAGCTTTACTGAGACGGGACTCTATTTCTTGCATTGGTTACACCTTCGGAATCATCGCTTTGATTTCAGCAACGTGTGTTTGCCACGCTTCTAAACCGTTCTCTGCAATGTACTCTAGTTGTGTTAAGGAGGAACCGTAGGCTTCTCTCCTGTCTTGCAACCATTGAGGCTCTTCAACTTCAACTTCTTCTGGGATAACTTCTTCTGGCTTAGCCTGTGCTGTTCTCGACTGCCCTACCTGAATAAAGGCAGGAGCTACTCCAGTCTTAGGAGCAAACTCAAGAACGTGAGCATCAAAGTCCTGCTCAGTCATATCTGCTGTTAAGACAACTTCGGCCCATGACCCGTCAGCAAATGTGACGGTAGCAATCCCGTTGTCAATCTTGTCTACTGTATATTGCATGATTACCATTTCCTCATGGGACATTTTGCAAAGTTAAGTTTGGTTTTTGCGGGCATAAAACACCCACATTTCTTACAAGTTTTGAGTACGTTGTAAAAGAAAGGGCATTCTTTACAAACGTTATAACGTTCTTCAGCCGTCATACTGTACGCCCTGCTGTCGTTCCATTAACGCTGAATGTCACGTTGCCGATTCCGCTGACGTAATATCCTGCCAGACCTCCAGATGATCCACCTGAACCGCCTGAGTAGTTACCATTAGCACCTGTTGATCCAGTTGAACCACTAGCTCCAAATGCACCGGCTGTTCCACCTGTTCCACCTGCTCCTGCGCTATTTCCTCCTGCCGATCCTCCCGCTCCAGTTGCCGCTGATTGGTTATAGCCTTGGCCTACGCCTCCAGTGCCTCCAGTGCCGCCTGAAGTGATTGCATAAGAAGGAATCGCACACCGCCCACAAATAAACTTGTCGTTATCGTTCGGGCCGGAACAGTTAGTGCAATATGATCCCGCAGGCTTACAGTCACAAGTTGGGCCACAAGAGTTACGATAACCACAGCCTCCTTCGTAATTGTAACCGGCTACATACCGTCCCTGTCCTCCAGTTCCACCTTGGCCTCCGCCTCCGCCTCCGCCATAGATAATCCCGCCAGTGTTATCAATGGTTATACTAGAAGACTCTGCAAGGATTGCGGTTCCACCTGTGCCACCGTTAGCTGAACCGCCTGCACCGTGGATTGAACCTGCGTTGTAAATGGTTAGGGTTCCACCCATACCAGTAGGCAGAATTAATGCGGCTGTGCCTGAAGAGCTAGAACCGATGGTCACCCCAGATGGAATAATCAGCTCTTTTGGTACGTTGTCTGTCCAAGAGCTACCAAACGCTGTGGATGCATTCAGGTTTGTTCCATTAGATGCAGTGTATGCAATGACATTCACAGCACCAAAAAAGTGACTAAATCTCATCACTGCGGCTGATGTTGGTATGTTTCCGTTTGCCCCCGCTTGGGGAACTTTACCGCCACCTCTAACAAACTCTGACATCGAGTGGGGAGCAGTGTCCCCAAACTCAGATGCTATTTCAGAGAAACTCAGAGACCCACTTGACTTAATAGCCATGAGACCCCCTTATGAGCTGTAAGCGGTAATGTCGCCTGTTGTGTTGATATTTCCGGTGATTGTTACATCACCAGTGTGAGTTGCTGTGATGAACCCTGTATCGTTACTGAGTTCAGATACGGCTGTTGGTACTGAGGCTGATGTTATGAACCCTGTATCGTTTGTTAGTTCTGACACAGATGTTGGTAAATCAGCCTGTCTAGCAACCGTGGATAGCAAATCCGCTAATTGTCTTGATTTAGACATGAAGTATCTCCGCTAAAGGAGGAAGTAGGCGCGTTAAACACCACCTACCTCCTGTGTTGCTTCTTGTATGGTTAGCTCACCCGCCTCAACCTGACGCATGATTTCTGCGTAGGTAGTGTTTGCAGGGTCTAGTGGGACTGACATGGTGATGCCGTCGATGATTGCGTTGATCGCAGTAACTTCGCCGTATAAAGACGAATACTGTGCAAATTCAATATTTAGCTCATTCATTGTTATAGCTCCGCACTGCAAGAAATAAGGGAAGCTGTTGTTGAATATGCCCCATTACTTACGGTCATACCGCTAAAACCATTAATAGCTACAACAACGCCATCGGCACTTGAAGTCGAACCGGAAATGACTGAACCAGAACCAGTTCTACCTCCTGCACCCATTTCCGTTATAGAGGGTGTCGAGGTTAGTAAAACTAAATCCGGCGCAGATCGCATTTCTATGTCAAATGTAGTAGATAACTCAAAGAATGTAGACCCTGCCACATCGCCTTGTAAGCCTTTACCTAAAACTCTGTAATACCGTTTACACAATGCAAGCTCTTCCCCGTATGAACGATGCTCATAGGTACTCGCAACAGAGCCGACTTCTAGTTGGACTCCGGTGATGTAGAATGTGGCTGATGCAGTTTCTGTCACACCGTTTTGAACGTGACCATAACCCCATCTCCCACTTGCATGGGCTCCCCAAGAAGTATTATCTGCGGAATTAAAGTCTGATCCTGCGGCTATGTGCCATACAGCTTGAAGCCCATTGCCGTTATCATTATTTATTGTGCCGCTAGTATCTCCTGCAAAAGAGATTGTTTTTTGCTCCCAAGTGTTTGCCGCATCAATTGTGTACGTTGTCCCTATATTTCTTGAACCATCAGGTTCGTATAGAGACATTGCAAATGTCCCCGTTTGAGAAGATTTAACCCAGAAAGATACAGTAAGTGAGCTTGCGCTTGCACTTCCATAACCTAAATGTTGTAGATTTTGAGCTTCTATTTTTTGCTGAACGTATACGGCTTCATCTGCGGCAGTTGTTTCTGGTGTCCCTGTCGTCCACTTCAGCGAGTTTGAATAGCCGTCAGGAGCGTCAGGCACTTGAGCAAGTGTGCCATCTAAAGAATCCGCAGTACCAGTTATGATAAACTGGAACCTGTCTGCAACGTATCCATTAGTAGGGCCATCGTGCGCTAATGATAGACTCGTCCCACGCTGTGCAATTCGCATATCTCCGTTCTGAGCCATGTTCCTGCGCCCCAACGATGGAGATGCAGTGGTCACCACCGTACCTGTCTCAGCAGGGACACTGAGGTTGCCTGTGCCGTCAGCTTTCTTGATTGTATCTACGTTGAGTTGGCTCACGATCCTGCCTCCACAGCATCAAGCTGTTCCTGTGTTGGTTGCGCTAGTGTTGGGTAATTCCAGACTGCGATGTAGTCACCGTCACCATCGTTTTGTAAACGAATGTCACCAAAGGCAAAGTCGTAGTCCGAAAGCTCTGGGTAAATGTTAATGATCTTATGATATAAATCCATTAGTCTGGCCTCACTAAATGTATCCACATTCCACTGTCTTGCCCTTGATCGTTTCCGCCTATTTCAATTCCGCTAGTCCCATCGCTATAGCAAAATCCTTCAATATAATGGCTTGAGCCGTTGAGGTAGACTAACCTACTAATATCAATTCTAATTTCACCAGTCGTTGCGCCTTTTAAATGAAAATATCCAACAGAAGAATTATTCTTCCATATACTTACAAAGCGATCAGCACCACCAGTACCCCGTAATGTGGCGGATACTATAACTGAATAATAGCCTGCTACCGTTGGCTGATATCTGTAGTTTGTACCGTCCCAAGCAGATTGCGTATCTACAACTGTTCCATTGAACTGTATTTTAGTCCAACTGGCAGTGCTTAAAGATTGATCAGCCGCAGTTAAATAAAAATAAGCAACATCAGGCTGATAAACTACACTTGTCAGCGCACTACCGTCTAACGCAGGTAATGCACCAGATAGGTTAGAGGACGACAGAGTAGACGCACTCGTCAACACCGTCCCCGCCTCATCTGGCAGAGTCAGTGTGCGGTCTGTGTTTGAATTAGGAGACGCTATGGTGAATGTGCCAGTTCCCGATGCGTTGCCTTGGATTGCTACCTTACTCATCCTGCGACCTCCATAACAATAATTGACATAGTTCCTTGAGGCCGCCAAGAGCTTGTTGCATTGGTTGTTTTTGCTTGAACTTTATATGTCACGCTAACCGCTGAAGAAGGGTTGTCTAGTTTTTGAATAAACCAATCAAACCCCACGTTACCGCCCGGAGTGTCATAGCCAACCAAGTGATTAGCAATTGGAATTGCGTCCCTAACAAGCTGTACATACCCAAGTGTATTATCAACACCATCCTGCGTGTATGCTCCATTAGCCATGACCAATATCTTTGAAGAAGTAGCCTTGGGAGTAATTGAAACCTCTAAATCGATATCTTGAAACGATGTTGATGTAATAAAGGTTGAATCAAATGCCGTAGACTCAAGCACTTGAATAACACTACCCGCAGGAAGGTTCGCATCTGTAATCACACCATCCTGTACAAGCGATACGCCAGTTGTTCCGTTTAGTTCTAGTGCCATCTTACACCACCACCCATCTGCTTCCTGTGGGAACCTGCACGGTTACTCCACTGTTAATAGTTATAGGGCCGAAAGTCCCTGCGTTTTTGTTTGCACTAATCGTGTAGTCTGCTGATACAACCGCATCGTTCTCCCAGAAGACTCCACCCTTGGCTCCAGTGTCAGCCCAATCCGCAGTCGTTCCATCCGTAGTAAGGAACTGACCTGAATGGCCTGTCTGATCTGGTAGAGCGTCTACCGATGCCCAATCTGCCGTAGTACCGTCAGTCGTCAGGAATTGTCCTGAGTGTCCTGTTTGGTCTGGGAGTGCATCAATGTTTGCAAGAAGGTTGTCAGTCTCAGTCTTCGTGTAATGAGAGGCTAGAGCAAACGTACCGAACGCTTGGATGTACACTGTGTCTCCTACGGAGGCTCCAGTACCCAAGACAATGTTTGCACCGTCTGTCGCTGTGTAGTCACTGACTGCAAGCAAGACACCGTTGAGGTATACATCTACTGCACCTGCATCGTAGCTTGCCGCAAAGCTTGTTTGCCCTGCTGTTGCTGTGTACTCCACAGAACTCGCTACGCCTGATACAGAAGAACCTGCGTTGACGAAACCTGTGCCGTCATAAACCTTCATGGTTGAAGCAGAACTATCGAACCAGAGGTCACCTGTAGTAGGTAAGGACGGAGCAGTCGCACCGATGCTGTAAGTGTCAGCAAAGTTGTTTACGTCTGCCAGATTAGCCGCAACTTCGTTGACGTTCGCAATTGAACCGCCTACAAGGTCTACGTTCGCAATTGACCCTGCAACTACGTCAATCTCTGAGGTAGCTTCTGCTAGATCATTAGCGACTGCCACAACCTTTGCTACTTCTGCTTCAACAGCCTGAATATCAGCCATGTTGTTAGAGACGTTTGTCACTACCGACATATTGGTGTTGACGTTTGTCACTGCCGACATATTTGTGCTGACGTTAGAGACTGCACCGATGTTTGAAGAGACGTTCGTAACTGCAACAGTGTCCGTTGCGACTTGATTGATATTGGCCTGATTACCCGCAACATTCGTAATATTCGTTGCGTTATTCGCAACATTCGTAATATTCGTTGCGTTAGAAACAGCCGCGTTGATGTTGCTTTCATTGGCTACAGCGGCATTGATGTTGCTTTCGTTAGCGTCTACATCAATGACGTTCTGGATGTTAGAACCCACATTGTTGACGTTCGTGATCGAGGTAGCCACTGTCTCAATTTCAGACACAGGCTCGTTCAGGTCTGCCGCTACTGTATCTACAGCAGAGATAGATGTATGAACACGATCTAGGTTGTCAGCAGAAGTTGCCACACGGTCAACATTAGCAATCGAGGTATGGACACGATTCACATCGCTCATGTTTGTAGACACATTGTTAATTTGTGTCGTAAACGGAGAGATAGTGTCGATGTCGGTTGCGTAAGGAGCGAGGGTATCTACGTTGCTGATTGACCCTGCTACATCATCTAAGTTGTCAATGGATGTATGTACACGGTTCAGGTTAGTCAGGTTCAAAGCATTTAGTTGTGCTTTGTCAGACAA